GAAAATACCATCATAAAGTGGTTGTGAGGGTTCCCAATCCATTTTTTCTTTATATAACCTATTATCAGAATTTCTTCCTCTAACTCCAACAGGACATTTAAATCCATATTTATTTTTAAATTCATTTCCAGTTATATTTCGGATGTGTACTCTTTTATTTGCTGCTTTAGCAGCCATTTCTGCTAATTGGTTAATTGTAACCATTTCTTCAGATCCAATATTAACGGGACCTAAAAATGAATCTTGTCTCATAAAACGAAGAATCATTTCAATACATTCATCTATATATAAGAATGAACGAGTTTGCTGTCCATCACCCCATACTTCAATATCATCATCTACTAATGCTTCTGCAACTTTACGACACATTGCTGCTGGGGCTTTTTCTTTGCCATCTTTCCAAGTGCCATAAGGTCCAAATATATTATGAAAACGAGCTACCCTTACATCTAAACCGTAATTGCGATTAAATGCCAAGAATAAACGTTCACTAAATAGTTTTTCCCAACCATATTCTGAATCAGGGTTTGCAGGATATGCTGATGATTCTTCACAATTTGGATTATTAGAATCTAATTGATTATGTTCAGGGTACATACATGCTGAGGAACTATAGAATACTCGTTTAATTGATTTTTTAGTTGCTTCATGGATTACATTTAAATTAATTAAAGCTGAATTATGCATTACATTAGCATCATTTTCACCCGTAAAAATATAACCTGCTCCTCCCATATCTGCTGCTAATTGATAAACTTCATCAAATGAATTTATTTTATTATTTTCTGATTTTTGGTTTGGGGTAAACATTATTTTGCTTACTAATGAAGGATCTCTTAAATCACCTTGAATATATTCATCACATATATCTTTATGATTCCAATATTCATGTTTTTCTTTGATATCAACTATACGAACCCAAAATCCTTCTTTTTTTAGTTGTTTTGCTAGGTGACCTCCAATAAAACCACCACCTCCTAAGACTAATGCTGTTTTCATAATGTATTATAATAATTGTTTTGTTTTTCTTGTTTATTTATTGTTTTAGGATGATTTAGACACCAATGATCTAAGGCAGGTAAATAAGCGTAGTTTTTAGTACCTTGAATTTTCTCATGAACATTTCCTTCCCATTCAATTCCTTGAGCGTTTTTATAAATTCGAGATTGATAATCAGGAAAATTAACCCATCCATTTTCATTTACATTCCATCCCCATTTTTGAATATGTTCTTGAGTTAGTCCCTCTACTGTATTAATTCGAGGAACTATAAACATATCTACTGTTGAGTTTCCTTCTAATAAATTAGAAAGATTTTCTACTAAATATTCATGGGGAATTTCATCAGCATCAATTTGGAAAATAAAATCTCCTGAACATAGACTGTTTAGTTTGTTTTTCCAGTCTGCAAAATGTCCTTCAAATTTTCCTTTGTGCCAACTAAATTCCCCATTTATTGAATGAGATCTTAGATAGTCTTCTACAGCTGTGCTATTTTTTGATTCATCAAATAATACTACTATTTCATCTTCTACTCGTTTAAATTCGAGTAAGAAACTAATTAAACGTTGTATTTCAGTTGATTCATCACACACAGTGATAGCATAACTAATTTTCATAACTTGCTTTTTGTTTTAAATATACAAAAGATTCTTTTGTAATCCTAATTATTCTGGTAAAACTCCTATAAAAGTTAGAGCGTCCATAAATTCGCGCATCTCAAATTCTTTCATGTTAGTCATATCCATTCTCCATTTGTGGTATTCTCCTGGTTTACCTTTGATTGGATATTTTTCTTTTTCTTCTTCTTTTACTTCAATAGCTAGTACTGCTGCCCATTTAGCATTTTCTTTGGTTGTACCATTGTAGAATACCATTCCTTGTTGAGGTAAACTAATAGTGGTGGGCATCCAATTAAGACCATTTTCATCTATATACATTATGTCCTTATAGAGTTCAGGGAGTATTTCTAGCTGTTGTTCAAAAAATTCTTCTCCTTCTTTCATCAAAGAGTTTGTAGTAAAACCACAACCAAAACATGAGTATGTTTTGATTGTTGGTGAATTTTCTACTACATAACATGCATCTGATCCACAATGTGGACAAATTTCTAAATTATCTGTCATTTTCTTTTTATTATAAAATTACTATCTTTTTCTATAAAATCAAATTTATCTTTTGGTAAGAATTTATCTATTATTCTTCTAAATACTTTTTTTCTTATTTCTCCAGCATTATCATTTATGTAAGGTTTAAAAAACAAAGTTCCATATTCTGATTTTTCTACATAAGGTAAAATTTCATCTCTTAAAACTTTACATACTGTATCCATATAATTCTCTCCTGTTAGACCTAATCCTCTAGCGTATCCTTTTTCAGATTCAGGGAAGTAAAAGTCTACAATCCAATAGTAATTTCCATTTAATCCTCCTCGCTTTAATGTTATAACAAATGTAGGATCATTTTCATGTTTTACTTTATACATTTTTTGTCCTTTATCCATATCCATTTTTTCATATGGATAGGATAAATCAGGATTTAAAAGTTCTTGTAAAGTAGTATTTGCATTACTATAGTACTCTAATAATGATACATTTTTGAGTAATTTACAATCTTCAATAAATAAGATTTCTATTAATCTTTGTTCATCATTCCTCATTTTATACTTTTTGTAATTTTGGTAGTTCTATTTTCTTAAGTTGAGGTAATTTTAATGCTACTTGTTTTGGAAATTCAGGAACGCGTGTTAAATATTCGGCTAGTTTTTCAGTCATTTTTTCAAATGAGAAATTCTGTTTTGAATGGTATGCCTGACGTTTTCCTCCATCAGTATATTCTTTATAATTTTCGAATACATCTTTTAAATAATGTCCTACTCTACCTGTATCAGGTGAAAACCATTGTGACTCCTTTAATAACATATTATTAGCAGCACTTGGATGTACGTTTGTTAGTGTACCTGGAATCAATGTTGTAAATCCTGTGTTTAGAAAATCTAAATGTCCACTCCAATTTGTTGTAATTAATGGTTTTTTACTTTGAGTGAATTCAAGTAATGGACGACCAAATCCTTCTCCTTTAGTTAAGCTAACCATAGCTTTTACTTTAGGATGGTTATATATTTCATTTATTTCTGTGTCAGAAAATTCTCCATGAAGTAGGTACACATTCGGTAGTTCAGTTGAATTTACCGTTGATCTAATCATTTTAATGCGCTTTAACACTTCATCTCGGTCCATATAAGATGGTCCAATAATGGAAGTTTTCAAAATTAATGCGGGAGCATTTTTCTTGTTTTTAAACAATTCAAAAAACGCTTTAATTAATAAACTTACATTTTTACGATCTTCTCCTAAGTCACCCGGTAGCCAATGTCCTACAAACAAATAAGCAAAGTCTTCAGGAATTGTGTTTAGTGCACCAATTTCTTTATTTGGTTTATCTAGATATTTGTAGATATCTGTGTCAATACCTTCAAACAATACTTCAATTGGAGTTGTTACTTCAACAGTACCTTCAACTTGTTTTGTTTTATCATTTACTCTTTGGAATTTAGATTCCATAAATGCCTTTTTAGAGTGTTCTGAAGATACTAATACTAGATCCATTCTATTTACTCCTTCAATCCAATCTCCAGGTACAATTGTTGTTTCCAATCCTGCAGTAATACCAATATTGTATTTACCTACTTTTTGGAACTCACTTGGTACTGTAATCCAAATAAAAATATCTGGTTGAGATGTTAATTGGCCATTAATGAAATATTGATTTAGAAACTGCCATTCTGGGTTTTCATCAATGAATCCGTTTGGGGTATTTCCCCAACCGCATGGGATAATTTTAATATCCCATTCTTCTTTTTTCAATTCAATGATTGATTTTACGGTGTCGCGAGAGCGACTTCCGTATCCGCTTAAAGTATCTACTGGAGCGTAGATTACACAACTATTTTTGCTCATATTAATAAACTAATTTATGGTTTAGTACTCGTTTTTCTGTATTTTTGGTGTTGATAAGTTCGTAATTTTTTCTAGGTTTCCAAGTTGAAAACAAAGTATCTAGATTTTGGATAATCCTTTGTCCCATTTTTTCACCTGTAAATCCTGCTTCATCTCCGATTGCCCATTCACGACCTGCTAAACCACGTTGTGTACGTTCTTCTTTAGACATTTCATATGCTTCTTTAATTCGAGCAGCTGCGTCTTCTGAAGTACATCTATCGTCCCAAATGTAAGGTGTAGTAGGAGAACCTTGAATTGATCTATTTGTTGGATAAACTGGCAAAGCCCATTCTCCATGTTCTTTATAAGTACCATTATGGTTTGAAGGGAAATCAGCATCCACTTCCATCCATTTACCATCTCTAACAAAACGCATTTGGTCTTGCATTCCACCTGTTGTGTTAGCAATAAGCATTTTTCCTGCTAATAATGCTTCAGTTAATGATAGACCCCAACCTTCATTTGATGTTAATAGAATCTGAGCATCAGATGTGTTATATAAATAGTTCATCTGCTCTGGTGCGAGTAACCTATTAGAGAAGATAATATTGTATTTTGGATTATTATCAAATAAGAAGTCACATACTGCTCCTAAATCTGTTCCATTTTCATCAACTACTTGAGTGTGAAGTACAAATGCACATTTCTTTGCTTTTTCTTCAGGTAGTGAATCAATAAAGTACTTGTATGCTACTAATGTATCTGGAATTTGTTTGCGTCGAATATTTCTTGAATTAAAGAATAATACAAAATCGAATTCTCTACCACCAAACAATTGTTTTTTAAATTCAACAAATTCAGGATCTGTACTATCAATTGGTTTAAAAATATCGTGATTCAAACCATGAGGAACGTACTCAATTAACTTATCCTTTACTTTATCGCCTAATACTAGTTTATTAATATTGACTGTTTGTTTAGAAATACCTAACAATGCATCGCATGCTTCGTAGTATGGACGATTGTACATTGGTGCTGGATAGTCGTCCCAAATGTTTAGATACACAATAGGCATCTTACGACGAATCTCATTTTCAATTTGAAACAACCATGCAAAATATCTTGGATCTGTAATCAGAAAGATAGCATCTGGTTTTTCAATTTTAATGAGTTGTCTAATTAAATTAGCATCTCCATATCCGTCTGTAGGATAGATTTGGATAGAAGAATCTGTTAAACCTGTGTTAGCATTAGTATCTTGAGAGATATCTAATTTCTTTCCTTTTTCAGGATGATTGATTGCACCTGCAACCTGTACCCAATTAAAATGTTGACAAGTATTAAGTACCATTTCACGAGCAACAGTAGCTACTCCGGAATGTACTCGGATATCATCACAAATTAATAGGATTTTTTTACGCTCTTTCTGAGGTAAGTAAGCAAAACTTGAATTCATAAAAACTGTTTTTGATTGTTTATTCTTTAATTTTTGGATTATGATAATTGGTGAGCTGTTTTCTAAATTCTGGGTCCGTAAGATACAAATCAATTGTTCGATTGACAAGCTTATTTAAAGTAAATTTTCGCTTTACGCACTCTATTTTAAAAACATCAAATAGATCTTTGTCTACTTTTACGGATGTTAGTTGAGTGCCTTCTTCTTTAGCCATAACTATATATTTGTATATACATATATACGATTTTAAGATAAAGCTGCTTTATCACACAGCTCCTTTTTGTTTTTGTATGGACAATACATACAGTTTGATTTACTAGGTGTGGCTATATGTTCGGTAGATTTGTATGTTCCATCTAAATTAAATACACTTTCTATAAATGTATCTAGCGCTATTTTAGCTTTTTTTAGTTTGATTTTTCCTTGAGCAGGAATAAATTCTTGAATGCGTTTTTGAGGAAAATCACTTTTTTCCCATAGTTTACGTTTCAATATAAAGAACTGAACTTCGATGTTGTCTTCAGGTACTCCAAACTGTTCACTAAAAAACGATTTGTAAAATAGTACTTGGAATTGTTTAATTTCGTCTTTCTTTTCTTTATCTCCCCAACCTCTACCTGATGTTTTAATATCGTAAATAGTAAATGTATTAGTTGGTTCGTGGTATATTACTAAATCGATAAACCCGTTGAATAAAACATTACTATAGCGTTTATCGGGCGAAATTACTATTGGGACCTCAATTCCAACTAAATAATATCCTCTTTTGGTAAAGTACCCATTGCGTTTTTTCTTGATAAATTCTAAAATAGATATCCCATCTTCAAAAAATTCCCTCATTTCCTCTGGATTGCTGAAATGGGTGTTTTTGTTGGATTTATATTCTTTGGAGTAATTTTCTCTAAAACGATCCTCGAAATATTCTTCCAAATTAATTTCATCAGCTGCTGCTCCATTTTCCTCATACATTACTTGAAGATAGTTTTGTACAGTTTCGTGGATCGCTGTTCCAAAAGTCATATTGATTGATGGAGCATATATTTTGTGTCCATCTCTGTATTGAAGTGCCCATTTTTTAGGGCACGACGAATACATTGACATTTGAGAGTATGAAATACTCTTTTGAAAAGCGTAATTAATTTCTTGTGGTTTGAAATTTCTAATTTGCTTAACAATAGATGGGATGGTTTTTTTAGCCATTTTTTTGTTGTTCAAGCATGGTTTTTACTTTTTGAAGATATAGGATAGCATCCATATGTTCTTCTAGAGCGTGATTGATGTAATCTTCGATTGATAAATCTTCACGGTCCAAAGTAACACCATACTTTTTTTCACCCATTTCGGCTCGCGCAACAAATTTGTCTATAACTGTTTGTACAATTGAATCTGGGGTATAACTCATTTAGTTAGTTTTTTGATTTCTTTTTCATCTATACCTTTAATAGCTAAGATATTTTCCAACCATTTTGCATCAGTCAAACTAATGTATCCTTCTGCCTCTGTAAGTGAACATTCAAAATATTCGGCTACGTGTTGAGCTACCTCTGGAGATGCTTTTTTAGTATTTGACTTGATATAAGGTGAGTAAGTGTTTTTAGATTTCGGAATCATGAAACAATATACCTCATATAGTTTTTGGTTGTCTTTAAAATTTAGTCCCTGAATATAGTTAACAATTTCAATGTATTTAGGATTCATAGATAGAAACTTATGAATCATGTAGTTATTGAATGTTTTCTTTTGTTCGGGTGTAAACGTATTCCAATCCTGTTTAGTATCAATAATTGCTTTTACAAAGTCAAATATTGTAAACGATTTGGGTTTAGGCTGTTTTGTTGTACTCTTCATACTCTTCACGAAGCTCTTTAGGGAGCAATTCAATTACGATTTTGTTGGTTTTTACATCAATGAATACTGGAATAGGAATAACTGCATCTTCGCTTGTACCTACTAAAAACTTACTTGCTTTACGTAGAATTACTGCTTCTTGGAATACTTGATTTCCTTCTTCGGATTTAATCGGTGTGGTTTGTTGGATGTCCACATTCATCTTCATTTGTTCTTGCATATTTATTTAATTGTTTCTAAAATTTTACTTATACAGGCCATTAAATTGATTTCTTTATCTAAACGGAATGTTGAATGGTATAGATATTCTTCTAAAATAATAATAACTAAACCTTCACTTCCCTTAGCATATTCACCTAGTTGATCATACAAAAATCTATATAGATCTCCAAAATCATCTAAATCAGTATTTGCTACTATTTGTCTAATATTGTTAAACGATTTAGATGAAGGTTTTTTTAATTCAGCAACTACTTTTTCCTTATAGTCATCTGTTGAATCTATCGATTTATCAAGTGTTAAAACATTATCAACAGTATATTTTTGACAGTTGTTAATGATTTTGCGAAAATCAGGATAGAATTTTTTAATAATTGTAACTACGTCTTCAACTGAGTGTTCAATGCCTTCTGTAGTTAGAATAGTATCAATATGTTCTGCTACTACTTTTTTAGATGGAGGCGACAAATCAAACTCTTGACATCTACTTCTAAGTGGTTCAATTAAACGTTCTGGATAGTTACCTGTTAATATAAAACGAGTAGTTAAACTATATGTTTCCATCATGTTTAACAAGATAACTTGGGATGCTTGTAGGATATGAGTTGCTTCATCCAATATTACTATTTTAAGTGGCTTGAATGAACCAGCAGCAGCAAATGCTCCTACTTTATCCCTCATAACATCCATTGAACGTTCATCAGTTGCATTAACGTACAGATAATCGCAATCGATATTTTTAACTAATATTTTAGCGATTGTAGTTTTACCTGCACCTGGTTTACCTGCAAATAATAGATGTGGAATATCCTGTTGATTAATAAATTCTTGGAATTTTGCTTTGTATTCGTCTTTACAGATATATCCTTCTAGAGTATCAGGTCTGTATTTCTCGTTTAGAATTGTGTGTAACCTTTTTGACATAACTTTTATTTTAAATATACAATTTAGAATTTGGAAATCCTAATAGTCCCCATAGATGTTAAATTTCTTTGGTGGTGGTGGAGCAATATTTTCTGTTGTAATAATATATAGCTCTCCTTTTAAAGGCGATAACTTAAAATCATAAGGTGTATTTACTGTTTGATAGAATGCTTCTAACGTTTCAGTTAATGAATTGTAAACCTTATTGTCTTCATTTGAATTAATTGCAGTGTTAATTAGCGACCAGCGGTCCCCTGGGGGGACGCGCTTCGCTATTAGTATATACTTTTCTATTTGTTCCATTAGTACATTCCTGGCATTCCACCTGTTTCTGGTGCTTTATCAGTATTGATTTCAATTACAGCTGCTTCTGTTAGCAATATTGTACCTGCAATAGAAGCTGCATTTTCAAGTGCACAACGAGTTACTTTAGTTGGATCTAAAATACCCATTTCTTTCATATCTTCAACAGTTTCTGTTTTGATATTATATCCTAACCATTGATCTTCTCCACCTAATGCATTAACTAAACCGTAACATTCGCCTTCTGAATATCCAGCGTTAGTTAGGATCTTCATAAATGGTGAAGCACATGCTTTGTAGACAATTGACTTTCCAATATGCATATCAGAATCTAGTTCTTTTCGATCTTGAGTAATGGCTTCACGAGCATATAGTAATGCTGCTCCTCCGCCTGGTACAATACCTTCTTCAATTGCTGCTTTTGTTGCTTGAAGTGCATCGTCAACACGATCTTTAGTTTCTTTCATTTCTAGTTCACTATTTCCACCTACGTGAATAATAGCTACTCCGCCTACAAATTTTGCTAAACGTTCTTGTAGTTTTTCTTTTTCAAATGGAACAGTTGATTTGTCGATTTGTGCTTGTAATTCATCAATTCGTGCTTCGATTTTTTCAGTATTACCTTTTCCATCAACAATAGTTGTTTGGTCTTTAGTAATTGTAACTACACGTGCTGTACCAAACCATTCCCATGAGAATTTATCTAGCTTCATACCTTTATCAGATGAAAATACCTGACCACCAGTCATAATAGCCATATCTTCAAGTAACAATTTACGACGATCTCCAAAGTCAGGTGCTTTAACAGCAGCTACTTTAATTGTACCACGCATTTTATTTACAATAAGAGTAGATAAAGATTCTCCATCAATATCCTCAGCAATAATCAATAGTGATTTTCCTGTTCCTGATACACCTTCTAGAATTGGTAGTAAATCTTTTACTTGATTGAATTTTTTGTCTGCAATCAAAATAAATGGTTCCTCTAGAGTACAAGTCATGTCTGCATTATTTGTAACAAAGTAATGTGACTTATATCCACGTTCAAACTGCATACCTTCTACTGTTTCAAGATATGTTTCTCCAGTTTTTGATTCCTCAATTGTAACTACTCCCTCACGACCTACTTTTTCCATTGCTGCGGCAATTAACTTTCCAATTTCCGGATCGTTGTTTGCTGAAATGCTAGCAATTTGTTCTAATTGTGTTTCGGAAGTAATATCTTCAGAAATTTCTCTACGTAGACATTCTACTACTTCTTTAACTGCGGAATCAATTCCACGTTTAATTTCTACTGCATTTGCTCCTTTATCTAGAAATGATAAACCCTCATTGATAATAGATTGAGCAAGCAATGTTGAAGTAGTAGTTCCATCACCTGCATTGTTTGCAGTTTTGATAGATGCTTGTTTAATCATTTGTACGCCCAATTCTTCAAGTGGGTCTTCAACATTTGAGATTTGTTTAGCTACAGTTACACCATCTTTAGTTGAACGTACTTCACCATATTCAGTGTAAATAACATTTCGACCATTTGGTCCTAATGTAGCAGTGACGGCATCTGCTAGTTTATTGATACCGGATGCAATTTTCTTACGGGCTCCAGGCCCGAACTCCACAACTTTATTCATATTTATTTATTAATCGTTAATTACTGCTAAAACTTGATTTTCACCACACGCCCAATATTCTTGGCTTTCGTTTTCGATTTTAGTAGGACCGATTGGGGGTAAAATAACTTTTTGACCTACTTTAAGAGTAGATTCTACAAATTGACCTGTAGCCGAATGGTATCCAGGTCCTACAGAGACAATAGTGCCTCGTAATCCTTTTTCTTTCCCTAAATCCGGTACGACAATTGAACCATAAGTGGTTTCTTCCTCTTCTTGAGGTTTGACAATAATACTGTTAAAAACTGCTTCTAATTTCATATAACTTTTGTTTGTTTATTATAAATATACTAAAATTCTAGAGGTAATTCAAGTTGTAAGTGAGTTTCTTCAACTATTTGCGCTTCATCAATTTTGTTTACAAAGTAGTACATACCATCTTTTTTCAAAACGGCATCTGCTCCAATATATCTTTTATAGCCTTGTACTATATCCTCGGGCATGCTTGTTTCTTTAAAGGTACGTTTGAGGATATAGAGTGTACCGTTAAAATTAAATACTTGTTTTACGATATTAAACATCTTTCTTAACTATATAATATGTGGATTTAATGTTTTCAGTTATGAATTCTAATTTCATTAGCCCATCTAAGTTGATATACAATTTAGATTCGTCAGCGTCTTTATTAACACTTAAAATGTCTTTTAATAAGTCAGAATTGAATCCAATTTTGAAATCGGAGAGCGAACTCATGAATTCTTTAGGAACATTGTTTTGTGTAATGTTAGGAATAAAATAGGATACTTTGTTTGAATATTCAATATCTCCTCCAAATATTAATTCAAGCTGGAATTCATCATCTAAACTGATATTTGACTTTAGCATAACAGTAGTACTATCATCTAGTGCTGATTTGGCTTTAATTAAAGCAACAATCATTTCTTTGTCCAATGACATTTCTAAATGGAAATCTTGAGACCCATTGAATGTTCCTGATTTGTTGATTGTTAGTGTATCTGCTAAAGTATAGTTGGCAGTAAACTGATTGTCGGAAACAATCAATTTGGTAAATACTTTATGGGATTTCAGAAACTGCAACATTACATCTCCGTTAGTAATATTGATTAATTTAATTAATTGAGATGTGTTTGAAATTCCAATACTTGAATCCTCTAAATTGAATTTAGTGTGTGTTACTTCACCTAGCATTTCTTTAGTAGGTGCAGTAAATTTAATACTTAATTGTTTGTCTTTGATTTCCCATTTGACCGCTTCAATTAGTCCGCCAATGTAATACTTGTTAATAACTGCTTGTAGTTCGAATTTACTTATTAGAAACATATAACTTTTATTTTTATTTGAATATACAAAAAATGGTTTTGAAATCCTAATTAAATGCAAAGAATTTGTTTACATTTGGGTTCAATGGCGGGAAATCCCACTTCAAATCTCCATACAATGATTTTAATTTATTTGCTAGTAGTGAATCAAATATCTCCTCAATATCAATATATGTTTTAACAAATTCCTCAATTTCTGGTGGTACCTGAGCATTTGGTAGACCAATTGTTTCTAGATTATATGGGTTTTTCTTTAAATTGATAATGAATATTTTATCGCCTTCAATAATAGATTCGTATTTTTTATCTAGTTTTTTAAACCTGAGTAAATCGTTATAGCGAACTGCGGCTTTAGTGTTAGCTGGTGCTTTAGTTCTAAAACTACTAAACATGTCTCCGGCCATTGCTGGGATATGATAGTTGTGGATTTGCTTAACACCTGTTGGTTTACCTAATTGTTTAGGGTCTAGTGATTTAATTGATCTATAAAAACCAACTATATCACTATCTATTTCAGGTTTTGGTTTACCAAACAGTACATTTTTAATAAAATCCTCTCCAAATTTCTTAAACAACTTGTTCATGTTGGACTTCATTAATTCAAGTCCCTTCATGTCTAGTTCATCTACTGCAACACCTTCTTTGTTAGTAACATACATTGCATAGCGACGTTTGCCTGTTGTAAGTACACCTGCACAAATTACCTCTTGCTTTAATTGAAAGTAATGGGAATCTGTATTGAATAAACGCTTACTTAATTCATCTAGATAGTGGTTAGATTCGTTTTGTATTTCCTGAGCAAGCAACAATATTTTGTCGTTTTTTTCCTCAGGTGGACAATTTGGATATCTATGGTTTAGTAGGTCTCCTAATACTATGTAAAGCGAATCGGTATCTGAAATACAGATATTTTGTTTTTCTTGTTGTATTTCAGTATTGATTTTGTTATTTACAAATTCAATTGACTCTTGAGTTAAGCGTTGTCCGCTATTTGTAATAGCAGCACTACAAATTAAATGTCCATCAGTATATCTCCAACCGTTGATAGCAAATGTACCATACATTGCGTTTTGTAGGATCTTAAATGAGTGTTGGAATCTATCGTATTCATTATAGTTAACCCAATCTTCGGATTTACCTGCTTTTTTCTTTAGACCTCGATAGTGTTCTCGCTTTTCAAACCAACCTTCTAGGATTTTAGCAACTACGCTTTTTTCATCAGTCCTAAACATAGCTCCTGAAGCAGCAACTGTATATTCGTTTTTCTCAATTAGTTTAACTAAATCGCCTATTTTAATAGTTGCGGATTTGAGTGTATAACTGGTTTTGTTTACTTTTTCAATAGTAATGACTTCATTAGGATCGCGTTCCTTAAGTTTTTCCAATGAATGGTTTTGCTCGTAAGTTGGATTGTTGTCTACTTTAATACGACCCACTAATGTTTCAATACCTAAATTCAATGATTTAATGATTGAAGGATATAGGGATGTAAAGTCCAAGTCAATTACGTCAAAATATAGACCTGGAATTGGTTCTAGCAAATACCCTCCAGCATAGCTTTCCTTAGTGTTTTTTAATATAGGATTATGAGTAGTAGGTTTGTTTGGTGAAACAATGCCTTCACGTTTAAGGTACTTTAGAATAGCACCTTCATTCATTACTGTGTTGTAGTAAATACTTTCATAAGGTATGTTACAGATATGTGAAATCATTACCGTTAATTCAATGAATTTAAGCTTTTCTTCTAATTTTTCAATGATTTCAACGTCTCGTAAATTGTACTCTATAAACGCATTTAAATCGTTTTTAAACAACGTGTTTAAATTACCTTCATATTCAATCTTACCTAATTTAACATATTTGGTTCCAATTTCTCCCAATTTATATGAAGGTTCTTCCTTAGCAATGTACTTTTTATGAAGCAACATATAGTCTAAGTGATTAACTCCACCAATTCTAACTCGTAATTCACCCATAAATTCTGAGAAATCAACTTTTCTAATTGGAGACATTCTTGCTACTTCATCTCCACCTACTATTTTTGTAAGTCTGAAGTATAGATATGGAATATCGAAATATGCACTATTCCAACCTGTAACAATAGTTGGGTCTAGTTCTTCGAATTTGTCTAGGAATCGTTTAATTAATTCTCTTTCTGAACCACAAGGGATAATATGTTTACCATCTTGATTATATTCTTGTATTTCCTTGCTTTTATCCACAATAAAACATATTTTTGTTTTAGTGGTCATATCTATTAAAGCAATAGAAGTAATAGGCATTGGAGCAGACTTGATGTATTCTGGTGTAAGTGCTCCACCCATTTCAATCTCAATATCGAGATAAACTATATTGTGGAATGAAGGAATAACATCATCTAATTTGTAGTAAAGTTCCCTTAATACAAGCAGTTCTTTATTGATATCCTTTTCTAATAAATTAGTATCTTCCTTACTGTATTTTTTAGTAGGCATTGCCCATCCACCTGTTAAAATTGGTTGAGCACCTTCGTCCCATTCATCAACGCGTTTCCAAAAAGTTGGTTGATATTGAAATTCAGACCAGCCGATCTTATCGTCCCTCAAGTGATATGTGTAAGTTTCGAAATCGTAGTAAATTGCTTGGTACATAACTTTTATTTTAATATACAAAAAAAGGCTTGGAAATCCAAGCCCTTCAATTTATAAAAATTTCTTCAAATCTGGTCTGAAGTAATTAATTGATTTAAGTACTTTTCGATCTCGAGTTCTATATACAATATAGTATTCTCCTACTTTTTCGTAATGTGTTTCTTCACCAATACGTTCTGCTTCACTTTTACAAGTAGCAATTGCTTCTTCTTCTGTTTTACAAGCTTTAGACATATTTGATGCCTGTACTTCAGCATAAGCATCCATAAATTGGTTTTTCAAACCGTGTAGCATAACTCCATTCCCTGTAGCAACATAAGTAATGTCGCATAGTGCATCTAGTACTTCTACAATGTCTCCTGTTTCGCAGGCATGTTTGTATTCTTCTAGTTCCTCAAGAATGAAGTTGTATACAAATTCCCATTCCTTACGTTCAGGAATATTTGGAGTGTACGTATTGGGTTTCCCCATCGTTTCGTTAAATGTCTCTACCTCGGAGACAAATGGTACATAATTTTCGTTTTTCATAACTTTAATATACAATATATTTTTTAATTTCTCAAATTTGAACCTTTAAAGAAATTTGTTAAAAACTTACCAATCACACCTAAAATCATTGGAGCTATGGTTAACCATCTAATTTGTTCGAGTGTAAATATTTCTTTAAGATTTTCAAATTGCATCATTCCTCCTACTGTTATCATAGTAGAAGTAGCTAGTAATGCGTCTCCAATTTTCCTCCATTTTTTTGGAGTAGGGGCCCAGTAATTTTTTACTACACTCATATCGATGTTTTGATATAAATATGAATCAGTTTGATAAAGGTGCTTTAATTGTTGGGTGTGATTGGTAGTTTTCTAAAATAACATCATTGACTGAGGAACAGAATATACCATCTCTAACGTGTACTGTTGGTAGTGGATATGGTTCTCTTTCAATTTGTTCCTTGGCTTGTTCAATATGGTTTAAATATAAATGTACATCACCTAAATTACCAATCAATTCATCAGGTACCATATTTACTTCATCAGCAATCATCATTAATAATAATCCATAAGAAGCAATGTTGAATGGTAAACCTAAGAATGTATCTACTGAACGTTGATTCCACATTAAAGAGATTGCTCTTGTTGGGATATTTTTACTATTTAAAATGTCTATTGTACATTCCTCAAAATGCAATCTTTCTATCTGATTATATAAATTAAATCGTTCTTTTAAACTTAACTCTCTTGTATAAACTTGCCATGAATAATGACAAGGAGGAAGTACCATTTGGTCTAACTCACCTACATTCCAAGCATTGACCATTAATCGTCTTGAGTCTGGGTTTGTTTTGAGTTCGTTGATTAGGTTTGCGATTTGGTCTATACCTTCTTTCCATATTGAAGGGCCATCTAACCCTAACGGAGTAGTATACTCACCTTCTCTCCAACTTCTCCATTGCTTACCATAAATTGGACCTAATTCACCCCACGTCTTAGCAAACTCATCATCTGTTTTGATTTTGTTGATAAAATATTCTTTTGACGCAGGTATTTTGACTATCTCATTTTTATTATTCTGATTTTCAGATGATTCGGCCCATTTTACATATCTCTTATATGCATCACCATCCCACACATGACATCCATTATCAACTAAATACTTAATATTTGTATCACCTTTTAAAAACCATAGTAATTCAACTACCATAGTTTTCCAAGCCATCTTTTTGGTTGTAAGAAGTGGGAAACCTTCAGACATATTGTGACGGATTTGTCTACCAAATACTGAGATTGTTCCGCCATTTCTTGTTTCTTTTTTTACTCCATTATCAAGAATGTCTTGAAGTAGGTCTGTGTATGTTTTATCTAGGTTGTTCATACTAATCTATTGTTTCGTTGTTGTGTTAATCATATCTGGTAAATCTTTTCCATTACCTAACTCTAATAATTTAAAATATTTCTCATCGCCAATTATACCATCAACACTCCATTCTGTCTTCACTCCGTTTTCATAAATAGGTATTGAATATGTATCTTCTTTATTCATAACTTTCTATTGTTTTATCGTTGTAAGTTATTGTGATTAGTTTGGTTGGAATATTAATATCATCCAAATTTTTATGTAATGTATGGTCTTCATCAACACGAACAAACATCTTTATGTTCTGAGACACTTCATAGTGGTTTGATTTTGCTATAATACTCCTCTCTTCCAAACTCAACTCTCGTTTTTCAAACTTCAACCCAAACTTTTCAGCAAACGGAATATCTTGTCTAATCCTTCTTGTGAATTCATCAATATTCGCCACTCTCTCAGTTCCATCATCTAATTGAATACCACTAGCGTTACCTTTATTATAACTTTCCACATAACCTTCATACGCCTCACCCAATAATTCTAGTTGTTCTTTATTCATACAAATGTGGATTATTTTCTAAAATGGTAGCAATTGCTCCAACTATTTCTTCTGGCCCAAATGAAGTTTTCCAGTCACATTCCTCTGTAACTTGTTCTACCCACTCCATATAGAGTTTGTATAGTTCTTCTCTATTAATTTTCATTTGTAAAGTTCTTTTAATAAATCATCATATTTCTTAGACGAGTGAGTTATAGATGAAAAAAACTCTCTCATTGTACCTGCCAACTTCATTTGCTTTTCGTATTGCTCTTTTTGAGCAGCTTTATAACCTAACTCAATAGCATTAATAATAGATATATCTGTTAAAGATACTCCTTTAAAATTCTCTTTATAAACTTCCTCTAAAATATCCTTATTCATTGACTTCAAGTTTTGGTCGGTATGTTTTTATTAATTCCATTATTTCTCTAGTTAATGAACCTGCAGTTTTAGTTCCGTCAAGATTCCATTGAATAATGAGATGTTCAATTTCTGAGTATAGTATTTCGCTATTCATAATTAATCTTCTAAATTTAAACCATGACTAGTAAGTATCTCTCTTATTTCATCACGTACTTTATGTGCTACGTCTATTTCCTCATTAGTAGCCTCTTTTGAAGGATCTACTAAACTAGCAGCATATTTAGTGGTACCACGTAGTCGTTGATCTAAGTCCCACATAGCCATTTTCCATTTCATGCCATCTAATGCTACTCTAGCATCGTGTGACTCTTCAACTGAATCAAATTCAAATATTATCTTTCCCATAACTTTTTTGTTTTAAATATATGAATAAAAATTTTGTAGTCCTAGTTTTGTATAAAAAGTTCGTAGATACTATTTGATGTTTTGAATTTGATATAGTCCTCTCTTTGTTCAATGATTTCAGTGAGTACAGTTGTCATCCAAGTGTAACTCATACGATGGGGATCTAAAATTAATGACCTATCTAATTTTGGTTCGTCGTGAGATGATTGAAATGTTCCATCTTCATTCCATTCAATCCATTTAATTTTATTACCGGCTTTAGTTAAACCATCACGTTCACGTACTAGTTTATACTTTTTTGGAGAATCGTCCTCATAGGATAGACCCGCTATTATTTGATTGTCTATTTTCATCTTCTTAATTTATTTCTTAGTGGATAGTACCATTCATATCGGAAAAAGTTATGCCATTTGAAATGATCGTCTACATCATCAATAAATCTTATCAAGTAATCTGATAATTCAAACAATTCATCCTCAGTTGGATTCTTATCTTTATATACTTCTTTAACTTCTTGTAGAATAGTATTCAGATCTTTAGTCATCAACTCACCATATGTAATATCATAACTAGGAAAATCACAGATAGTAAATGCTTGATTATATTTTAATTTTTTAGTTGGTAATTTATACGTGGTTTCTTCTGATGAAGCAGACCAATATGTGTACCAAATGCTGGTAATCCATCTTGAATAGCTCATATTTTATGTGGGTCTAATTGAATATCAATTCCGAATTGGAAACTTAAAAATTTAATACTTAATACAAATTGTGGAGTATATACTCCCGTTTCAAAAAAACTATATTTGTTATAAAGAAAACATATAGTAGGAATTAGGTGTATTTCACCTAATCCCCTAATACCAAACCAATTAAAGTCGTACTTGCTCATTATAGATCCTTTCCGTTTTTAGCAATAGCATGTAAAAATTCTTCACGAATTAGATTTCCTGGTTCCATAAATACACCGCTAAATTTATTAGTAGTCATAGTGGAGGTAGGATGTTTAATTCCTCGGTTTGAACAACACATGTGTTTAGAAGCAATACTAACTGCTACTGATTTGCAATCTAATTTATTAGCTAGAAAACCATGAATTTGTTGTGTTAAAGATTCCTGCATTTGTGGACGACGAGCAAACCAGTCTACTACACGATTTAACTTACTTAAACCAACAATTTTTTCTCCGGGTACATATGCTACTGAAGCATATCCTGTAAATGGAAGATTGTGATGTGCACACATACTAATAACTGGAATGCCTGTTTGAATTACTACTCCATCATAGTTTTCCTCATTAGGGAACACAGTCATTGATGGTTCTTCAGTAATTGAACCTAGTACTAGATCTTTTAACCATGCTTTAGCTACACGACGAGGTGTATCAATAGTTTGTGGATCAGCTGTATGGTCAAATCCCATTGATTTTAGAAATGCACCATAGTGTACAGATGCTTCTGTAATCATTTTTTCGATCTCCTCAGATGTA